TATCGACATTGGTCGGCCGCCCCGCGGGCACGCCTGCCGCCATCGCGGCCTCCATCAATCGGCTAAAGTCGCTCATGCGTCCTCCATCCTTAAACCACGGCATCTCTAAGCAATGCCGGCGAGATAAACCTGATGCTCCTGATCAAGCGGCGGCCCGTCCCACGACAGATGCACTGAAGACGGCTCGCGGTCGATCCAGTGCTGAATTGAGATGAACGAGCCGCCGCGCGGGCCAACCGAGCCTCCATGCAAATCGGTGGGCAGCACGCGAATACTCAAGCTCATCGGCCCGATGTTGGAGATCATCTCCGGCGTAAGAACGGTTTTCCCGCGGTGACGGAAATACACGTCCCCCGTAACGTAAATCTCATAACTGTCGACGTGTGGATGAGAGTGGTCGACGATCTCGCCGTCAGGCGCGCAGATAAACAGCTGCACTTGCCAAGGAGGTTGTCTAAACAGCACGAGACCGGTGTTGCAGCCGGCTTGCATATAAGCGTCGCCAGGTGGGACAAACGAACGATGTTCGAGCCACCAGCGAGCAAAACGCGTCAGTTCGTCGTCGGCATAAGCGAGCTGTTCTTCGGGCAGCATATCTTAGACGACCGCCAAATCAGGGTACTTAATCGGCCGGCCGCTGCCGGCGTTGCGTACATTACCGAGCGCCCAATACCGCAGCGCGTCCGCAGCATGGCTCGTCCAATCGTGCAACGGCCGGTCGCTGTAGGTCCGCAGCCCGTCATTCCAGCTTCGCCGGTAATTCTGCAGCGCGCTCACTCCCCGCGCACACTTCTCGGCGTCAAACCACATCCGCGGCAGCATCGTCCGCACCGCATTGATCCCGTCCTCGACCTTTTGCGCCGGGATCACCTGCGTGCGGTGAAAACCCAAGCTGCGCAGCACCTCGAGCCGACTGCGGCCGGTTCCCAGCTCGCGCGCCTCGGCATCGTGCGGCAGGATGTGCTCACCCCATTTCCACGGTCGCCGATCCAGCTCCCGCGTGTACCAATCAAGGCCCACGCCGCTGTTCTCGATGTAGTCGATCAAGCGGATTTCCTGTCCTACGAGCTGCACGCACCAGATCGCCGTCGCGTCGCCAATCCCCAGATCCCACGCCGTATGCACCGGCAACAGCGCATCGTGCAGCACCTTGGTGATCCGCTTCTCCTTCTCGGCCGCCTCCATCAGGCTGCCGTAGTACGACCCCATGACGCCGGCGTCGAAACTGACGAGATACTCCTGGCGATACCGCGCCTCACCATCATCGGGGCCGTATTCCCGCAGCAGCTCGCGGTGCTCGATCTCGAGCTGGTCCCAGGTGAAGACTGACGTGTCCGTCGCCGGTAGCTGCTCGCTAAACCAGGTCGGGTCCTGATGCGCCGCCTCGTAAAACGTCGCGGCGTGGTTTCTGCCTCTGGGTGTTGTAATGAAAAGCGCCCAGCCGCCGTTCTCGGCAAGAATTGGTCTTAAGTAACCCCAGGCTGACGGATCAGCCAACGCGAACTCGGAGAAGACAACACCAATCGGCGGCGAGCCGACCAGGCTGTTGCCGCACCACGCCTCCTTGCCATTGCGACGCACCTTGATCACATGGCTACCTGCATCGACGCACCATACCTTGCCGGAATACTCCTCCTGGCTGACGTAACTCTCCTCGGTATCCCGGAAATGCTTGAATTTCGACAGCCGCCGGTAAACGCAATATAGCGGACGCGCCGAATTGATAGGCCGGCCCCGGATCATCCCGCCACTGTTGTGGCGCACACTCATGTTTCCCGAATAGCCGGTCTTGATCAGCAATTCCTGAAAGTCGCCGGCCAACCGCCGCGATGTCGTTGCATAGGACAACGTGTTGTTGCCGTTAAGATTGCCGTCGCCCTTCACCAGCCAATCACGCAGGATACTCAAAAGCCCCCGTGAGTAGCCCTTGCACTCAACCGGCACGTAGCGCTCATGCTGCAGCCCGAATTGCCGGCAATATTCAAAAAGTTGCTTGTTGCTGATGACGAAATTACCGGGACTAGCGTCGTAACGAAAGTGCAGCTCCATCCTTGTCAGGAGTTCGTTAATATCCTCGCAAATCGCCGGTTTTGTTTGAGATATCGTGACCCGGTAATTGCCATGACCGTCGCTGAACGTGCTCCCCTCCGACAGATAAATGCCGAGAAAAGCGCACCAGTCGTCAACTGCAAATTCCAGGTTGCGATCGATGTCCAGCCTGGTGTTGCGGTCATAGTCAACCACCGGAAGAGCGTATTTGCGCGGCTCAACCCCTTGCCAACAGCACGTCGCCGGTATCTTGTCGCCAAGGATGGTCGGGTCATCGATCCGCTTGAACTTGCGAAACCCCTTTCCTGACTCAACATAAAACTGGTGGTTGGGCGTCGTCAGCAGATCTATCGCGTTGTTATAGACCCGGTACATCTCGCCGCTGTAGTCGTACGACATGACTTGGCGGATCGGCGCGTAGACTAATTCGTCACCCTCATCAAGCGTTGCGACCAGTTCGTCGCCCGTCAGTTCAGAGAACAGCAACCACCCGCCATCTCTCGTTAGTATTTCGGTGTCATCCGAGAAACAATTAAAGTTGTCAGAGCCGACTAATTGCCATAAACTACCGCTCTTAAAGCGGATCGCCATGTCGGTTTCTCTTGTCGACTCCCGCAACTCACGCGGAAACGCCTCGTTGATCCTTCTCTGCCCGGTGTGCGGATTAACCGCGTCCCACACCGCCTTCCGCGCCTGGCTCGCCTCCGGCAGCATGTGCCAGTAACACCCCACCCGCGTGTGCGCCGCCGTCGCCGTCCAGTGCAGGCAGACCTCGTCCTTGCCCGCCCGCCGGTGCCAGATCGCCACCGCGCGCTTACCGCCCTTCTCCAGGTAATTCCACAATTTCCGCTGATACGGCCGCGGCGCCCAGCCGTTGTGCGGCAGGCGGATCAGGCCGTCGTCAGCAAGAGACATGTCAGCCATCGGTCGGCCTAAAGTCGGGCGTCGCCAGCACGTCGGAGAACAGCGACACCAGACAGGCGGTTTCGAGGTCCTGGCCGGTCTGAATGTCGCCTTCCGCGAGCGCCCAATCGCCGAGCGCCTGGGTGTTGTCCCAAAAGATGCGGATATCGCCTTCGCAGTTTGCTGGAGGTAGTTCTGCGCCAGCCGGCGCGAGCGGAAGCCCGCCGTCCTCGATCCAGCCAACGAGAGGGGCAACGGTACCAGCCATTATTATTTCTGTCCCGCCGCCGAAATCGCCGCCTTTGCTGCGTTTTCCATTTCCTGTTCGGTCGGCGGCTTTGGCTGTGCTCGAGCATGAAGCTCGGCCGCGATCTTGTTGCAGGCATCATGTACCTCGGGTTTGTAATCGCCTGCGGTAACTCGCCCGTGAACCATCTTCGCCTCGCGCATTTCCTGACAAGCGCGCCAGCCTTCATCAAGACTGTTAGCTAAAGCGGACCCGGAAATCACCGCGAGAATCGCGGCGCTAAAGATCATCATCATGGACAAGCCGCCTTCTTATAAAAAGCGCCTAACGAGTCGACGCAGACGTAAAGCCCGCCGCCGCCGCCAACTGAATGGATGCCGGTGAAAGTCGCCCCTCCAGCCGCGACAACATCCCCCTGATAATCAACATAAAAGGTCGAGGCACCCATATGGTTGATCATAGTAATCATGGCGTTAGTCGGAACCGGCTCAGCCGTGCTTTGCAGTTGCATCCCAATACCATTGCCATTCGTTTTTACAACAGCCCCAGTTTGGTTGCCCGCCGCCTGCGACTCGATAAACAGACCGTATCTTCGGTATAGCTGGATGTATGCTCCGTTGGTGAAGGTCGGATAAGCCGGGTCGCCCTTCTCATTCGCGATGTGCAAGCCTACCGAGCAATCGCCGCCACCGCCCGTGATGCTATTGCCGCCGCAGGTGATGTTCACGCCCTTGGCGTTCTTAGTTGAGGTTGGGATCGTGCTGTCCGGCGGCAGGTTATTGTCAACATTGCTGTTGCCGGCGAAGTTGCGGGCGGTAAACTCGGCAGCAATCGGCGTCCCGGTAGCCGCATACAGTTCGCCTAGTCCGTAGACACCAAACACCGTATTACCAGCGCTGGAAGCCTCCAACTTGCCATAGCCGGTCAACGCGCTCGGGAATGCGAGTGTCGGGGTTGTCAGGTTCTGATCCAGGCTGAATACGGCGGCGTTCATCTGGCCGGTCCCGCCAACATCGAGCAGGGGGTTTCCCCAAACCCCGACAAATCCGGCAGCGCCGGGCGGTGACACCGTGCCAATCAGATTACCGCCAGTGACTGAACTGTAAATTGAGTCCAAAGAGCCGCCCGACCCCCATCCTGCCAGCCATCCATTATCCCCAGGTGATGCCGGGGCATTCTGGGTCGCCAGATTGCCGAGGCCGAGATTGATACGCGCATTGGGCAGCTTAGCGTTTGAGGCATCCTGATACATGTCGGCCCACGCGCGCGGCGCGAAAGCCAGAAAGATTAGGCCAGCCAGGACAACAGTCCTCATTTCAAACCCCCAAGCCGCCGTCAGCGATTTCCGCTCTGCGAAGTCAGGCCAGCAACGTAATTCTGCCAATAAACATCGACAGCCTTTTGCTTTTCCTGCGCTGTACTGTAAGCCTGCATCAATTTTTGCAACGCCTCAGCAAGATGCCCCCGCTGTAGCTCGGATGCTTGCCATTCCTGCCAGACGGCGTTTGATGCGGGGTCCACAGGCTGCGCCATCGCAGCAGGCACAATCGCAAGCAGCAGGAAGTACAGAGGCAATAATTTTTGGGTCATTTCCAATATATTGCAGGCGGGGCGTGTAACTGCTCCATCATTTCCTTGTGCAGACCGGCGACATGCGGCGCGATTTTAAGATTAGTCCTGGCGTCCGGCAGCTTGGCGTTGGAAGCGTCCGGATACATATCCGCCCTCGCGCCAGCAGCGATCGCCAAGAGGCCGAGGGCGAGAAGTGGAAGCAGCTTCATTTCGACCTCGCCTTTGGCGTCGCGCTCAGCTCGTCAACCTTGTCGGACAGCTCGCGCACCGCGTCCCAAAGAACCGCGACCATCGCGCCGAGATCGATCGCGTCATCGGCACCGCCGAGAATTTTCACCACGTCCTGCGCGATAAAGCCACGGTTCAGCTTGGTGAGGAAATCGGGTGGGGACTGCGCGACCTCGACGACATCCTCATCGAGTGGGTGTAAGCCTTGCTCCGGCGGGGGCGGCTCGCGCCAACGGAAACTCACCGGAGAGATCGCCGCGACGGCGGCGAGGCCGTCGCTAAGAGGCTGGATATCGGTCTTGAACTCGACCGAAGACGTCAAGAGAACGTTGTTGGCATAGACCCCTTGAGCGTTGAGCGTGCCGGCACCCTTGGCTCCGCCAGTCGGCGCGCCGACAACAACGCCGCCGGCGTCTGGCTGAAGGGTCAGGTCTCCCGCAGTCGTCGAGTAGAACAGATTGCGAGAGTGGATAGCATCAAAAAGAAAGAACGTATTATTATTCTGCTTTCCAAGATAATGCGTAGTCGTTCCAGCATCCATAAACTGTGCGAACACCTGATTACCAGCCGTGACGCCATTAACAACTAAGGATGCGGTTCCCGCGGCTGGAGCGATAACCAGGTTGCCGGTGAGGGTGCCGCCGGTCAGCGGCAAATCGAGAGAAGCATGCCCTGTCAAGGCACCCGCAAACGTGGTCGCGGAGACTGTGCCGCCCTGCGTAACTGAGAAATGGGAAGCGCCACCGCTGTCGAGCACGTTAAGCACGAGGTTGGCAGGCTGCGCCGCGCTCGTCGTCTGCAAGACCAGCTGCACCGCGTTGCCGTTGCTCTTGGAGTAGATGTTGTTCTGGTTGCCGGAAGGCTGCGCGTCAATGACCAGCCCAAAGTTTCGGAAGTTCTGGATGTACTGCCCGCAACTGAACTGCGCCGAGGACCCACTCTCCAACCCTATTCGTACCCCAATCGAGCTATCGTGGTTCCCGCCGCTGGCGACTTGGATGCCGCTGGTGACTACCTTGGTCGTGCCAAAGGACTGATCCGGCGGCAAGTTTATGTCGGCATTGACCGTGGAATTGTTCCTGACGGTCGCTTCCATCGCGAAGGTCGATCCCGAGGAAGCATAAAGCTCGCCCAGCCCGTACACCCCACAGCTATAGTTCCCCTGCGAGCCAACCGGGAGCTTGCTGTAGCCGTTCACAGCTGAGGGAAAAGCAGCGGTGCCGGGAGCGTTGTTGGCGTAGAGGTAGCCGATGATGCAGTTTTGCTTGTCGTTGCTGACGATCATCGCCGGCTGGCCCATCGGACCCCAGCTAGCGTCGACGCTCAGCGTCTGGACGTACTCATAGTCAACCGTTAGAGCCGGTGAGGGGCCGGTGTAGGTGATAGTCGTAGCCCCATTCAGGGTAGCGCTGCCATTGCTGGCAAGCCGCATCGCTTCCGCGGTGGTACTCGCCGTGCTCGTCTGAAAACTCAGAGCCGTTGGAATGTTCGACACGCCGGCGGCCCCAGTGGAGACCGCCGCGATATATGCACCCAGCGCGATGGCGTTGCCCGAGCCGTAGCCGTTAAACTCAAGATTACCTAGACCATCGCCGTTCAGCGTCGTCGTCCCGCCTGCCCGGCCTTTCTGGAGGGTCAGATACGGCGCCGTGGTATCAGCGGACTGATTGGTCAGCAGTATCTGTGGTCCGTAGGAAGCGCTCGTCGTCGCGCTCAAGGCCGTGAACGCGGTCGAGTTGAGCGTGCCGCTCATCGTGTCGCCGGCCTTAAGCACTCGTAGATTGTCTGCCGCGGTCATCGACGCGCTGGTTGTGTAACCCTGAGCCTGGACGTATGCCGTCGTGGCAATGCTCGTGTCGTTGTCGGCAGTTGCCGGCGTCACAGCCCGAGCATCCCCGGTAAAGACCGGCGCATTGATAGGCGCATAGGTCGCTGCCGCCGTAGCAGGCGTCAGGAACGTCGATTGCGGGATGCTCGACGCGACCGATGTCGCCGAGGCAGCGATCGGGATCTGCCCGGCAACCATCCCGCTCATGTTGGCCGAACCCGCTGGTCCGGTCGCTCCCGTAGGCCCGACTGGTCCTGCTACGCCAGCGCTACCCGTCGCTCCCGTAGCCCCAGGCGGTCCAGGAACACCCTGCGGCCCGGTCGCGCCCGCAGGCCCAGGAACCCCCTGCGGACCCGCAGGACCACTCCCTAACGGCACACTCTCCCACGTCCCCCCAGGATCATTCCACCAAACCGCAATGTCCCCCGCCGCCACATGCAACGGCACCGTCGCCAACGAACCCGCTACCGGCGTGCTCACGCCACCAACCTCTCACGCGCGATCAAATCACGCCGTCGCGCCAAACACCCCCCCACCGACACAACCCGCACCCCCCCATAGGCCGAAGCCCGCCGCCGCGCCTCACCAACCCGACCCCAGCTCACCAGCTGCTCCTGAACCACCCAGCCGTCAGGGCTCAGCGCCTGCACCACCGGCAGCTGGAAGAAGCCCGCAAGCGCCGGCGACCGGCACTCAACGTAATCCAGGATTCTCGCCAACGTCTCCAGGCTCGGCTCCGCC